CTCCTCCCTCCGAACTCAGCGAATTTTCTTCCTTGTTTCCCCCAATCTATTCCCTCCCTCCCGATTTGTGTCTTGAATTTTCTTCCGGTACCTCTTGGTGTTATCTTATTGATATCGTCACCAAGTATCGCACTGTTGTTGCTTCTCACCTTGGACCTGCTTGTCTCTTCTCTGATTGGTTCCGCATGGTTGCTCGGTTTCCCTGTCTTCTTGTCGATAACCCCTCTTACATTATCCCTTCTTCTCAGTCTGTTCTTCATTCTTCCAAATTCGTATGCCCCCCCCGTTTGTTCGTTTCTCATTTGTGTTTCATCTACCGTCATTTTAAAAATTGCCTCTTCGGTTCCACCCTTCCCCATCTCGCTGTGTCCTCTCTCGTCTCCTCCGCCCCTCTATTGGAGACTGAACCTGTCTTGGTTCGTGGCACCGGTGAGTGCTGGAAAAAATTGCCGTTTGCTAGAATTCTGTCCGGTTCCTGGGCCCATGGCGCTCCGTCCTTTTCTGGTTCTTCTGTTACCTCTTCTTCCATTTGCGCCGCTTTCGATCACTTTTACCGTTCTGATCAGTTGTTCAGACCCCGTTCTCCAGAATTTGTCCGTGTCATGTGGAATCGCGATTCTGATGACGATTTTCATGTCTTTTACTGTTCTTCTGCCACTTCTCTTAATCCTTTTTATTCTTCTTGGGATCAGTTTTTCACTTCCGTTTTGCGTCTTGATGATCCCTCCTTTGTTCTTCCTGATGATCACGTCATTTCTTTTCTCCCTGATTTTATTGCTGCCCTTCGCGCTGAGCCCACTCGGTTTGTTGCCGTTTCTGCCTATGATACTGCCGTCTCACATATTACCACCGCTCAAGGTATGGCTCAGCAGCAGTCCCGCTGGGTTGATGCCTCTATTATTGAGGGTGATAAGATCCGTGCTCTGTGCCCCTACAATCTCACCGGTCCTGTCGCCAAGCTGGCTGAGGCTGTCGGCATCAATTACTCCGCCTCCTCTTCCCAGGATTCCGGACATCCTCTTCATCGTGCTATTGAGAACACTATGATGCACAATTCTGTTCCGAATATCTTTCGTCACCCCACCACTGTCGTTTCCTGCAAAGATTCCTCTTATCGTAAATTCAATCTTCCCGACTCTTCTGATGCCTCTGACAAGTCTTCTCGCTTAACCCTCATCAATCCCATTCTTACGGCCAAGGATTTCCTTCGTTATTCCCCTGATTCCGTGCCCGATACCCCTTTTTCTCTCCCTCCTATTTCCACTCCTTCTGTTCTTTTTTGCAATTCCGGTCATTACTTGTCTCAGGCTGACATGTGTTACCTCTTTTCTTCTAATCCCTCTTTACTCAATGTTTGGTTCACCGCCGTTATTCCTCCCGAGGCTCTTTTCTCTTCTCGTTCCGTATGGCCCGACCTTTACAACTTCGACATCTCCTCTGATGGCAAAGAGATGATCTATACCGCGGAACGCTCTGGTGGCGAACCTTATGTTCAACCCATGTCCGCTCTTTCTTGGTTATCTTGTAATTCCATTCATGACGTCTCATCTGGTCATTACTTCTCCGTTGAAAAGATCGAGACCATCTATTCTCAACATTTCTTTTGTGTTTCCCGTCTTCCTTTTCTTGCGCCCTCTCATTTCTCTTACACTTTTTCTTCTTGGGTTGCCATTCCTCACGTCCATCGCAATTCTTCCACTGCGGCCCACTCTTTTGTCCCCTCCGAGTTGCTTCGTACTTTGTTTCTCTACGCTGGCACTCTCCCTCGAACACGAGAGCAGGATGTGAAGGCCAAGCTTCGGCAGCATCCCGGCATTGACAAGAATCGTTCCCTCCCCCTCTCCGTCCTCACTCATCTTGTCGACACTGTTTGGACTCTTATCAAGTTTGACGCCTTATCTTCTGCCGATACCAAATTGTACATGGGAGTCGCCGCTTGGTTGACCTATCATACCTCTGGCACCTTCAAACGCCTCACTTCTGATCGCGTTCGCCGCTCTCATTACAACCGCTACTTGCGCATTTTGGACTCCGTCACCTCCTCCGGTGGTTCTTCACCCTGGACCGTTCCTTGCCACACTTATCATGTTTCTGATTCCACCATCTCTGTTATGTTTGATCCCGGTTCTCATCTTTCTGGTGATTCTCTCAATGTTTTGGCTGGTATGTATCATCGTCTACGTTCCGCTTACTATGGTCCCCCTTCCCCTTCCGGTTCTCACACTCGTTTGGCCTGCGTTCCTCGTGTTTTGCCTCTTATTCTCGAGCCTCTTCACTCTGTCTCTTCTCTCGTCTTTCCCGCAATCGGTTCCCTCACTCGTTCTTTTCTTTATTCCGCCGCTTCCACTCTCGTTCAAGCTCTCGACCCTGCCCCTGATCATCGGAGTTTGATGCAGCGCCTCATTTCCCGTCCCTTTGACCCCAATGATCTTTCTCTCGGTTATGAGTTTCGTTCTTTGTCTCTTCCGTCTTTACCTTCCCCACTCTCCATCACCCTCCCCAATGGGGATACTAAACCTCGTCGTCTCCGTCTCCGGAAGCGCGCTCTTCGATCTCTCCGTTCTTATATTTCCCATCACGATTCTTTACCTCCCAATCGTCTTCAGGTGGATGTTCCATTGGAGTCTGAGCCCTTTTATTCTTCTTCTCGTAATCGATCTCCTCCTTCGATGCCACTTCATCCTTCCGATCTTCAGGTTCGTGAGGCCGGTCTCCATCTCCTTGCCTCTTATCCCAATGGGTCTCCCCTTCCCATAGTGTCTTCTCCCCCCGGGCTTCTCTCCTCTTCTTGTCCTCCTCCCCTTCCCCCCCGCCCTCTGGTTGCTCATCGCGTTCTCCCTCCTCCCATCATCGCTCGACCTCTAGCCCCTTCTGATTGTTTGCCCTCTTTCCGTCGCTGCAATTTTCCTTCCTGCAGCCAGCCCGCCACCCCCAACAATTCTCCCATTACTGACCTGACATCCCCTCTTTCTCCTTCCGCTTTTTGCATTGAACTCTGGTATCGACTTTCTTCTATCTTTCCCCATGTCAATGATAATTATGGTGACTTTTCTTCTAACTTCTATTCTTCTCCTCTTCGTCCATATTGTTCTTCCTGTCTCATGTTTAATTGTGTTTGCCCCACTCTTTTCAACATTCCTCCTCCTCCCCCTCTTTCTTCCCCCACTATCTCCTCCTCTCATGTTTCTGATTCTCCTTCCCCCTCTCTCATAGACGAAGTGTTTGGTGCTCCTTCCGACGTTTTCGATGCCCCTTTCTCTGTCAATTCACTCTCCCCTATCGTTCTCCCCTCATATTTGCCGGCCACCTCCTCATCTCCCCCTCCTGTTCCCGAACCTCCTTCTTTAAGTCCCGCCGAGTTGCTTGGTCAATCTTTGCGAGCCTTGTCAGGCAATGTTCATTCCTCTGATGCCATTCAGGTGGATCCTGAACAGGAGGATCTCGTCCCCGTTTCTCTTGGTTCTCGCGGAATCGTTCCTTCCATACCTCGTGGCTCCACTAATATGAGTGACGACGCCAAGTTAGATGTTTGGTTTCCTCGCACTCGTGGTCTGCGTCTTTTCGAGTCCCCTCATTTTGAATTACCTGCTACTCATCTCCGCAATTCCACCTCTTATCCTGTTCCGACTCGTAATATGTGTCTTTTGCACGCTCTCTCTCATGCCCTCCGTGTTTCAGTTTCCACCCTTTGGAATTCCCTTATCACTTTTCTCTCCCCTGAGCGCGCTCTTTATTTATCTACCGGCCAGATGTTGGATGATTCTGACCTCTCTCTTCTCTCTTATGCCTTTTTCCTTCGAGTTTCCATCGTTCCTATCGGCGAGTCGGTCCTTCCCCCCGCTCTCTTGCATGATTATGGTGTTGCTGGCGGACGTGAGGTGACTCTGTCTTGGCGCCCGGGCCACTGGGATGTTCCCACCCACGGCGGTTCCCCTCGCCCCGATCGTAACTTCATCGTCCCTTCTGACAATCCAGTCTTCTCTGCTATCATGTCCACCTTCTCTCGATCCGGTCAGAAATGGATGTCTTCTTACACCCCTACCTGGTCCCGCGCTGAGCCCTATCTTCGTTGCCTTATCGAGGACACCACTGGCACTCTCGTTCGTCAGAAAGGTGTGGACCCTATGAAGGCCTTCGCTGCCGGCATCGAGGGCCGTCTGGGCAATGGACTTCCCTCTTCCGTCAAAAATATTCCCATTCTCTGCATTTTCGGTCAACCCGGTGTTGGAAAATCTCATCCTTTCATGACTTTTTTGGCTTCTAAATTTCTTCACCGCCAACACTATTTCTCGATCACTTCTCCCACCACCACCCTACGTCAGGAATGGGCTGATGCTCTTCATTTCAAGGGCACCGATAACGTTCGCGCCACTCCCGGCTTTTATGCCGAGACCTTTGAGAAGGCCCTTTGGGAGGGCACTCGCGGTGTCGCCATCATCGACGAGATTGGCAAATACCCCCCTGGTTACGTCGATGCTCTTCTTGGCGCGGATCCCAATATCAAGATGGTCGTGCTCCTTGGCGATCCCACTCAAACTCTTCACCATGAGCCCAATTCCGACTGTGTTCTGAACAATTCCTCCAAGTACACTCCCGAAATACTTCACTTTGCCCCTCACTGTTTTGCTTATCTCACCGGCACTCGTCGTCTCGGTTCCGATGTCGCTCGTTTCTTTAAAATTCCTTCTCTTCTTCCCCATCCCGGCCGCTTTATTTATACCGATTTACCCGTTTTGTCTCCTGATGGGAGTCCCATTCCGATCCTCACTCCTTCTCAATCCAACAAGCTTCTGATTTCGGGAGTCTCGAGCTCCATCGTCGAAACTTGGTCCTCTTCTCAAGGACTCACTTTCGATGCTGTTACCATCCTCATCACCCCCGATGCCATTCGTCTTGCTGATGATCGCACTTGGTTCACCGCTCTTACCCGATCTCGAGGCAATGTTTTCCTTCTCCGAGGTTTCCCTCTCATAAATGAATACCTCACTCTCATTCATTCTCGCCCTCTTCTTCGTGCCCTTTTCGCTGCGTGCGCCGGTGAGTTTGCCTCTTGGGATCCTCTTTCGCTTCCCGATCTTGCTCGCTTTTCTTTTATCCGTCGTAAGATTCCTGGTGACCGTCTTCCCACTTTCCGAGTGCGTGGCGGTGACCCCTCTTCTTTCGAGGGTCTCTTCGACATGCCCTCTCTTGGCCTTGATTCCTCTCCTCCTGACCGTTTGCTGGATGAGTTCCCTCAGTCCGCTTCTCTTTATTCTTTCCTTCGTGAAGTCCTTCCCCCCGCTGGTCATTCCCCTGTTTCTCTCCCTTTTCTTGAGCCTCCCTTGGCTTCCACTTTTCCCCGTGAGGACCCCATTTTCCTTCGGGATCACTTCGCTTCACTCATTCGGGATCGTTCTGATCGTGAGTTCACGCGGAAAGGTCTTCTCTCTAATCAATTTCCAGATCTTCCTACTTTCAAGTCACTCATTAGTTCTTCTGACAGGACTCTCCATCCCACCGATCCTTTTTTCCTTCCTTTGTTCCATCGTTTTCGTCAGGATGACGCCGCTACCTTTGCCGCCGCTATTGAGAAGCGCATCACTCTCTTGACCCCCGAACAGAACCGAACCAATTTTGCGGATGCTTCTGTTCTCGCTGGCCCTGCCCTTTGGAACTCTCTCTCCCGCGCTCTCCAGTTATCCGCTCCCATCCCTTGGAATTCTGATTTTTTTGAGATCTGCCATATTGAGAATCAGCGCAACCGTGTTTTCCGTAAACCTCTTGAAATGCTCCTCGCCGCCCACACTCGTGATGAGCCTGATCTTGACATTCGGAAAATTCAAATCATCATGAAGCAGGAGTACAAAAAAAAGAGCGAATCCATGGCTGGTGACGCTAAGGCTGGCCAGACTCTTGCTGTTTTCCATACCGCCGTCTTGTTCACTTTTGGCGGTCTGGGTCGTTATTTGACCTATCATCTTGAGAAGTTACTTCCTTCCAATATTTATATTCATCTGCGGCGCTCTCCTTCTGATCTTTCCGAGTGGCTCAAGGACAATTCTTGGGAGGACTTTGTGGACTGCGTCGACAACGACTACACCGCCTTCGATCAGTCTCAGGATGCCACAGCTCTTTTTTTAGAAATAGAGCTTATGCGTCATTTCAATGTCCCTTCCGACATGATCGAGCTTTACTATTGGTTGAAGACTGAGACTCGCTCCTGGTTGGGCCCTTTTGGCATTATGCGTTTCACTGGTGAATGGTCCACTTTCCTTTTCAACACTCTCTTCTCAATCGCTTACTCTCACACCAAGTATTCTTTTCCCTCTGGTATGCTTCAGTGTTATGGTGGCGATGATTCCTCTTTTAATGGCGTCCCTTCTCTTCGTCCTGATTGGCCCTTGTACGAGCGTCTCTTCTCTCTCTCTTCTAAGGAGATCCGATCTGATCGTCCTACTTTTTGCTCCTGGCGTCTCACTTCCCGAGGCATTTTCAAGGATCCTGCTCTCGTTCAAGCTCGTCTCCATCATGCCTTCGCCAATCTCACCGCTCCTTTGGTTCTTCCCTCTTATTTCCTGGAACACGCCTTCGCTTACGATCTTGGTGAATCCCTTCATCAATATCTCTCCCCTTTCGAGGAGTCTTGTCATTCTGCCAATTCTTCCATCTTTCATCAGAACCGCCGCCTCATTCCATTCTTTTCTACCCAGGTCACCTCTTCCCGCATCCGGC